TATAGCCTTGACATTGTCAGAGTTAGAGGATGAAAGCTTAGATATTAATTGGCTATTTAGATTCACAAAAGACCAAGGCAAACAAGAGATTTTATGCTATTTAACAGATTTAAATTCAAGCACAGCAAGGTATAACTTGTTCCATTTGTTAGAGGGTACGGATGCCACATTCACAAAGTTAGGAGATTATACTTATCAAGTTTATCAAATGCCTGATGGTGCTTCTACAGATTATAGTTTAGGTATTCAAGTTGAAATTGGAAAAGTAAGAGTAAAAGACAGTATTACAGTAGTGCCTAATTCGTTTGAGCCTACATTAACAGCAAATATTTATGGAGGAGAAACAATCAGTTAGTACTTATAACCATTTTCGTGAGGTTGCTATCATTGAACCTATTGAAACGGTAGCTAAAGAGGGATGGGTTAAATGGGGAGTAGATAATTTATACCCTCAATTTTTGTGGTCTTTATACGTAAATAGCCCAATTCACGGTGGTATAATTAACTCTAAAAATACTTTCATTTCGGGTGCTGGGTTGAAGTACGAGGGTGCAGAAAACTGGGATGAGATAAACAGAAACGGACGTTCTAAGCATACGCTAGATGAGTTGGTAGAAATGTACTCGCTAGACCAAGAAGTTGTAAACGGTTATTATATTCGATGTGTTTACGATGCTTTGAATATGAAATGGCAATTGGAGCATTTAGATTTTGAGTTGATGCGACCTAATGAAAATGGAACGCTATTTTATTATTCCGAAAATTGGTCTACAAATAAGCAAAACGAAAAAACAAAATTTAAAACATACACAAGTTTTTTTAATCGTACAAGTGAAACGAAAGAATGTGTATTATTCGTAAAATCTAAATCTAGACAGTTTGTATTAGAAACAAAGAAACTTACTGCTGGTCATTATCCTATTCCATTATATTCGGGTGGTATTGATGCAATACTTACAGACGTTGAAATAAATTTCTTTCGATTATCGGAGGTTGTAAATGGTTATAAAGGCGGTACACTTATTAGTTTAAATAATGGAATCCCTGAAAGTGAAGAACAAGCTGATAAAATAGTAGACGACTTAAAACTAAACGCTACAGATAAGCGTAAACAAGGTGGTGTTTCAGTTACTTTCTCAGATGGTAAGGATAGAGAGCCTAGTATCGTACAATTGAACGGTAACGACTTAGATAAACGCTATGAAAGCACGGAGGTTGGACTTTCTAAAAAGATATTCATTGCGCATTCCGTAATCAATCCGAAAATGTTTGGGTATATTCAGGATTCTAGTTTATTTTCTAGTGATTTAGAGAAAGACTTTAACATATTCTCACAGACTTACATAGCTAAAAGACAAAAAAATATAGCGGATTCTTTAAACTTTGTACTTTCGGAGTTAAATGGAATGACTGGTGAAATATCTTTTAACGAATATAAGCTACAAATTGAAAACCAAATAGACGAAACTAACGCAGTAAGTAAAGCATTAAACTCAATGAGTCCATTGGTAGCGAATAAAGTGCTTTCTTCATTGACTAGTAATGAGATTAGAGCCTTAGCGAAACTTGCACCAATTGAGGGTGGTGATACAATACCAACAGAACCCGCTACATTTTCAGCAGAAGATAACGAAAGTAAAATACTAGATTTATTTGCAAGTTGTGGGCGGTCTAAAAGTGAATTTAAAATTATCAAATCTGAAGAGTTTACAAATCAAACAGATGAAGAAATAATCGAGGGATTTTTTAAAGATAAATTTGCGGTTACCGACAATCAAAATTTAATACTTTCGATGTTGTCAAATGGTGAAAGTTATGATGCTATTGTAAAGGCTTTGGATATGAAACCTATTGAAGTTTCTAAAATCATTATAGGACTTCAAAGTAAAGGTTTATTAGACGGTGGTAACGTAACTGATAGAGGACTTCAGGAGATTATTAAACAAAATGAAATTTCTGTAGTTTATTCATATGAGAAAAGACCAAACGCTCCCGACTTAGTTAAAGGTGGCAAGTCTAGAGATTTTTGCGCTACTCTAATACGATTAGATAAGGTTTATACGCGTGAAGAAATAAATATGATAAGTACAGCAGTTAACCGTGACGTATGGAGTTATAGAGGTGGATGGTATCATAACCCTGAAACAGATATTAATACTCCTTCGTGTAGACATTTTTGGAAACAAAACGTAATCTTTAAATAATATGACAGCATTCTTAATAAACGCATACAACCTTAAACAACTTTCTTTAATTCATGGGAATGTTGAAGATAGTATCTTAACTCCGACTATTAGAATCGTTCAAGATACAATGATTGAGCCTATAATCGGGACATCTTTGTACACTAGATTGTTGGAGGGTATAGATGCAGACGACTTAAACGCTGATGAAGTACTATTGATGGATAGTTATATCATTCCAGTACTTGCAATGGGGTGCAATTTAGAGGCTGTTGTAATGACTACCTATCAAATACGTAATAAATCTACTGGAATAACGTCTGATGAGTTCTTAAAAGGCGCTAGTGAAAGCGAAGTGAATAGATTACAAGATTCTTTTCGCTCTAAATTTGAACATTACAGACAAAAGTTAATTAAATATTTGAAGTATAATAGTAATTTATACCCTGAATACTACGAATATTTCTCAAATCCTGATAGTTTTTATGACTGTTTAACTGATGGAGGGGAGGGAATTAAGCCAGACTTAGGAAAGCCACGAAGTAATTTATATTTTAGATGAAAAGTACACTTAATCAAATTAATAGAGAGTTACAAGCAATTGCAGACGCTCATATCCAAGTAAACACTTACTATTGGGGTGACTTTTTGAACGCTATAAATCAAGATAGTGCGGTAACTTATCCTTTAATGTGTTGTTATGTAACTGGAAACTCACTATCTAAGAACACTATACCTGTAACTATCAACATAATTATTGCTGATAAGTTCTTTAAAACGGGTAGACAAGGCAATTTAAACGATACAGAGAGCGATACTCTTCAAGTTGTTAGAGATGTTTACCAAGTTATAAGTAAGTCCCCTAGATGGCAAAATTTAGGAAAGATAATCGGTGCAACTGCTAGTAAATTCTTGGAAAAGGGAGCTGATGAAAGTGCTGGATGGGTGTTAGCTATATCCTTTACAATGTATGACAGTAATAGTATTTGTGATTTGCCAATGATTGGGTACGACTTTGAAGAGTCAGGGGATAATCAGGCTTGTGCTGATGTGTTAATCATAAATTCAGATTCTACATTTGCATACACTGCTACAAGTGGAGAAACTTACACTTTGCCTGACACTTCCTTTGATGTTTATTTCAATACGGTGTTTAAAGAAACATTTACTTTACCTACATTAGGATGAAAAACTTTGTAAATAACCAAGCCTTTACAGATACACTTACTACACTAGCTAGTAGCGATACTATTTTAGTTAGGGATGCTAGTAATAGCAAAAAAAACACAGAGATAAGTTACGGCAATTTTGTGAGTGCTATTGGTGGCGGTATTACAAATGATAAATTTATTTTTATAAATAGTAAATCAGACCTACCTACTGCAAGCGGTGGCATAATTACTTTACTAGCAAACGTAACGTACTATTTTACGACTACCGTAGATTTATTAGGTGATAGGATTGTTTGCGGCGCAAACACTGTAATACTAGGTGCAAGTTCTGAAAACTGTATTTTAACATCAACGGGGTTAAGCGCATCAACGGCTTTGATTACATCTATTTATTCTTTACCTATTAGAAATATAACTTTCACAAGTGGTACGGTGTTCAATTTGGATGGTGACGGTACAACTACGGCATTAGATTGGTTCGGTGTTAACTTTACAGATTGTGCAACTGTTGGAACTATAAAGGACTACACAAATGTAATTATAGAAAGTGGTGCATTTTTAAATTCTGCAAATCTTACATTAGATGGAACTATAGGTACAATAGGATTCAACGGAAATCTTTTTGATGGTCGAACTTCACAAACAACAATTATAGTTGCATCTACAGCAAACATTACTAGACGTTTTAGAATTATTTACTCTTCATTTGTTTGTCTAAGTGGTGAAACTGCATTGAATGTAAGTAGTTCAGCTACCATTTCAGATGAAAGATATATCTTAGATACTGTTAACTTTTCAGGTGGTGGCACTTATTTAACTGGTGTAACTGAAACAAGTAATAAGGCACTTTATTCTAGTTGCGTTGGTATTACAAACACGGCTGTAAATGGTCAACTTTATATGCAAGGTAACGCTACAGCGACGGTTATAAGTGCTACAAACACATTTTATAAGGTATTAGGTACAACAACAGCAAGTACTGATAATAGTAAGTATACAATGACTAACAACCGATTAACAAATGATGCGAATGTTAATCGGAAATATTTGATTCAATGTGTTCTTTCGTTTAATTCAGGGAATAATCATGTGTGTGAGTTTGGTTTTTACGATTCAAAACTAGGTGCAATTAGAACACCATCGAGAACAAAGGCAACATCCAATGCTGGAGGTCGTGCAGAAAATGTATCATTTGCTTGTGTAGTTAGTCATTCAAATGGTGACTACTTAGAAATACATTGCGCCAATAATACTTCGGCACAAAATATAACGGTATCAGACATGAATTTTTTAATAACAGAAATAAAATAAAAAATAATTAATATCTTTATACTATGAGTACGATTAATATAAACATTAGTAAAGTTGATTTAGGTTTAGACCAAGTAGATAATACTTCCGATTTAAGTAAACCAATATCAACGGCGACACAAACGGCACTAGATACCAAAGTAGACGAAAATGCACCCATTACGGGAGCAACTAAAACCAAAATCACTTATGATGCTAAAGGTTTGGTCACTTCGGGTGCAGATGCAACTACTGCAGACATTGCAGATTCTACAAACAAACGTTATGTAACAGATTCACAAGCAACTGTAATAGGTAATACTTCAGGAACGAATACGGGTGATGAAACCGTTACAACTATTAAGACTAAGCTAGGAATTACTACTTTGTCAGGTTCTAATACTGGCGACCAAAGTCTTAGCGGGGTCACAGCAGTTGGAGCTATTACTTCGGACAACATAACAGTACAAGCCTTAAACAAGCAGTCAGGTTTAAATAATTCAGAAATTTATTCAACCGATTTAATAACGGGAGCTAGATGTTCAATGAACTCAAACGGCTCAATGGGGTTAAAAAATGCTGGAACTTTCGAGGTATTATTTAAAGCTACAAATGCAACAGCTAGTTATAATCTTGAGGCACCTGTAAAAAGTGCTGGAACTTATACACTAGCATTAACAAGTGATTTAGACGCAAAGCAAAATAGAGAGCCAAACGTTCAAACGGTTACAAGTAGCGCAACTGTAACAGCGGTAAGTACAAACGACTTAGTAAATATAACGGCACAAGCGACGGGCTTAACCTTAGCAAATCCAACAGGTACATTCTACAACGGTCAAATTGTATCATTCAGAATTAAAGACAACGCAACACCTAGAACAATCGCATACGGTGCGAAATTCAAAGCGTTCGGAAGTGCTTTACCTACGACAACGGTAGCTAGTAAAATCACTTTACTTTCAGCGATGTACAATAGTGTTGCCGATACATTTGAAATGGTTAACTCACAAGAACAATAATGAGAAGTTTATTTCATACTATAATGGGGAAAAGTGGTGGCGCGCCATTATTGCTAGATACTTACAGTGGTGGTATATTAGGCTTGTCATGTGCTAGGCAACTTTCTGCAAGTGCAACTAATTGTATTACAGTTAGACGTTCATTAGATAATACGGAACAAATTATCGGTTTTGTCGGTGGTGTAATGGATACGGCTTCTCTATTAACTTTCGTAGGTGTTGGAAATGGTTTTGTTTCAAAAGTTTGGGCACAAATAGGCTCTAATCATGCAATACAATCGACCTTAGTTAATCAACCTACAATCGTTTTAGCTGGTGTTTTAATAACTAGAAATAGTAAACCGTCAATGTTGTTTAGTGGAACGGGAAATAAAGGATTTTTAAATATTACAGACATTAACTTAAATACTGGTGATTTTAGTTTCTTCATGACGTACAACCGAGCGACTGGAAATGGAAATAACGGTGTTTTGTTGTATCAAAGTGCAACTGAATACTTATGGTTAGATTATTCACCATCTCAATTGATTGGGAATAATTCATTTGACGGCATACCAACAACTAGCGGTACTAATTACATAGCTTCCGTTGTTTGTGATGAAGATGTACAAATGAGATTCTCGTATAATTCAACAAACACAGTTTTAAAAACGGGGGTAACGGCTTCTGCTTGTCGTATTGATACATGGATAGGTAATAACTTAAGAAATGATAATATTTATTCTAGCGAAATATCTATTTTTAACGTCAACAACATATCAAATAGAACAGCAATCGAAACTAATTTAAACACATATTATGGCTTCTATTAAGGCGTACATCTACAACACGGAGTTAGATTGTCAGACGGCAATTAATTCTATTAATACTAATTTCGGTATTCCAGTTAGTAATGATTCAGTAACTAGAACTTATTGCGAACCTATTTTTAACAATGGTAAATACATTATTAATGCAGATTCTAATTTGATACCAATTTTAGGACAGTCACAAGATTTTGAATTTATAAATATTAAAATCTAATGAACAACATAACAATAATAGCGATTTTAGTAGGTGTTGTAGGTTTCTTTCTTCGTGACTTACACACACGTTTAAAACAAGCCGAAAACGATATTAAAAAAGGGCATGACGCAACTATCGAATTGAAGAGCGAAAACAAAGAAATGCGTATTTCTCAAAATTCGGGATTTCTTCATATTGAACAACTATTCGACGAACGACTAAAACACTTTGAAATAAAAATAGACCACATGAGCGCAAACATTAAAAGCAGTCATGATTTATTCGCAATAATAATTAAACAACAACAACAACAATGACAGTAATAGAGAAAATAAAAGCAAAGACAAGTCCAAAGAACAGACGTGATGGGCGTATATTAACAGCAATTTCGGGTGCTTGTGTGACTATCTTAGGTAGTGGACTTATAAGCAATCCAATAGCGTTGACGGTAATAACTGCAATTGGTGGGGTAACTGGTATCCTAGCTGGTAAACGTGCTTTAAAAACGGTGTAAGATGTCTATAACAATGAAAGAACTACTTAGCAATCAATGCGAGTATAAAGACGTTACAGGAGATGTAAGAAGAAACTTAGACGAATTGTTTGTTAAGGTTAATAAAGTTCGTGAGAAGTACGGAAAACCTATGACAGTTACAAGCGGTCTAAGAACTATTAAACATCATTTAGATATCTACGCTAGAAAAGGTATTTACCCTCCGAAAGTTCCAATGAAATCTAATCATTTGTTTGGTCGTGCTTGTGATATAGCAGATGGGAATAAGGAGTTTAAAAAATGGTGCTTAGAAAATATTGAGTTTTTAGAAGAGGTTGGACTTTGGATGGAGGACTTTTCTGCTACTCCTACATGGGTTCATTTCCAAATTAATCCACCAAAATCAGGGAATAGGTTTTTTAAACCGTAATTAATTAGTATATTTACACATTCATAATTTTTTCATTAGGTAAGAGATGCAAAACTGTAAAGCACTAACCTCATTACGCCAGTAGTGGGGTTTTTTATTGCACTCATTTCCAACTACTTAAAAATAAATATAATATTTTTTATAATAAAGTTTGTTATATTAAAATAAGTTGCTTAGATTTGCTGTAACGAAACGAATTAAAAACAATTAAAACGAAAAATTATGAAAGTTACATCAAACAAATCAGCGAGAACATTTACTATCAAAAATGAAACTGCAAAATACAGAACTTACAAAATGAGTAAACAAGAATTTGAATCTAATCAATATAATACTGAAAATGATTGGAAACAATTTTTAAAATCAGATGAATATTACAAAGTAAATTAATAATTAAAATTATGAAAAAACCGTATCAACTTCGACTAGATGAGCAAATGATTGAAGTCGTAAAAAAAAGAGCATTAGAAAACGATAGGAGTGTAAACTCTGAATTTCGTAACCTAATTACAAAAGCGTTAAAAATAGATACAACAATTAAAAAAGAAAAATTATAAATGAAGAAAACAAAACAACTAAAGCGCAACATTGTAAACTTTGAAGGTATCGACCTTTCTAGAGTTTACGATATTACAGAAAAGAACGGATTAAAAAGCGGTGCGAATGATATAGTAAAGCTATGTGTTGACGTGTTTAACAAGGTTAGTTACTCGGAGGACTTCGAAAGTTTAACGGGGTTAAAGTGATGGAATATAACGGTTTACGGATACGGAATGAAGGCTTCTGTATCTTGTTTGTTCAGCCTTTGTTTTGTATGCGTTGTTATGCAACGTTTTATTAACTTTAAATTTAAAAATATATGAAAGCAAATGATTTGAGAATGGGGAATTGGATATTTATTGAGGACTTAGAAGTGCAAGTAGAGTGTTTACCAAAACATTATAATTATGAAATTGTAAATCCAATACCATTAACTAAATATTGGTTAAAAAGATTAGGTTTTGAAGAAGGATTTTACGATACTGATATGCGTATTCAAGTTTCAACAGATTGTTCTATGTCTATTTGGACTTGTGATAAAACAGATAATTGTTTAATTGGCGATAATCTTACTTTGACTATTAAATACGTTCATCAACTTCAAAACCTATACTTCGCATTAACAGGTGTCGAATTGGATTTATCGTTAAATGTCGCATAACGGTCGAGGCTATGAGTAGTGCAGCCTTGCATACCGTATCAAATTAGCACTACACTCGGTGGCTGCATTACTTATAGCCTTTGTTAGCCACCGTATTTTATTAGTAATTTAATTTTAAAACATATAAAAATGGAAACAACAAAATTTAGTTTGTACAACAGAGAAATAAGTGAAAACTACAGAAATGAAAAGTTTTATTTAATGTTAAGTGATTTCACTGGAGCAATGGCTTACTGGTTAGCAAGTAATCAACATAGAGCAAAAATTGATATTGATAAACCATTAAAAGCATTTTCGGAATATTTACAACAAAAGTATTTTAAAACACATGCACATGATACCGTAAAAGAATTTGATTATGAACAATTAAACACTTTGATTTCAGAAGATGTTTTTATTGCGATACCTGAGTTGTTAGAACTTAATCAGATACCATCAAAAGATTTTTATGATTTGGGTGCATTGGCTCGAAATGTATTTTATATGATATGTCGTGAGAAAATTACTCAGCCGTCTTAATATGGTGGCTAACTACCATATTGGCGCAATACAAAAAAAACACAGTTAACAATCGACAACTTATAAAATAAATGTAATAAAGTTTGTTATATTCAATATTACATTTATCTTTGTAGAAA